CTTCGCCGCGCTTGCTGACCTTAGCTTGGGCAAACTGCTTGCCAAGCTCAGCGATCGGGATCCCGGTGTCGTGCGAAAGCTGCTTCAAGAGATCCCCGCCGAGGCCGCCTGCGCCGATGCCGGCGATCGCGGTGCCGCGCACCCGCCCGCTCATGATCATGAGGCTCGCTTTCGCGTACGCAGCGCGCGCCGCCTCTGCGCCTTCTGCGGTGCCGCCGCCAAGCCCGGTGATCGCGCGCGCCATGCGCTCTGTCTCCTCGGGCGAGCGTCTGCCGCCGGCAGCAAGGCGCGTGATCAGTTTCATCGCCTCGTCGTGCCCGACGCGCGAGGTCGCCGCCAATCGCTCTGCAGCCTCAGCGTACTCGGGCGTTTGCCCACCGCGCGCCCCTAGCATCGCGCGCAGCGTCGCCTCCTGCGTTTCGCGCGCCCGGCGTACTTTGATACCTTCCTTGATCAGTTCCTCGCCAGCGTGCGCCCCAACGAACGTGGCGACAGCGCCACCGACCAAGCCCGTGATGCCGAGGTATTCGAGCGGCTTCTTCATCGTCTCGACGAGCTTGTTGTACGACTCGCGCATCTTCTTGAACGATTCCTCGATCTTGCGCTGTGCCTCGCGCACGTGCTCGCCCATCTTCTTGAACGCTTCCTTCGACGTCTTCTCGATTGTGCCGAAGGTCTTCTTCGAGTCGCCCTCGACCTTGTCGAAAAACTCGCGGTACGCGCGGCCCATCACGGCGCTCTGCGTCTTCGCGCTTGCCCCGCTCTTCTTCATCATCGCCTCGAGGTCGTTGAACGCCTTGATAACCTTCGGGTCGAGCTTGCCGCCGAGCAGCACGTCGAACGTTACGTCTTGAGGGGTGCCCGCCATACGCTAAGAAATACTCACTCGACGTAATTCCAAAAGCGGAACGTCTCGTAGCGAAAAGTCGGGGAGCGCGGCCAGCGCGCATACTTGTGCAGGAACAAGCGCCCGGTGCACGGCAGCGCGTCGGCGAGCCAGAAAAAACCGCTATCGATGCAATGCACCTCGTCGCACTCGATGATGTATTGCGCGTAGCTGAGCACCGAGCGGCTGTAATCTTTCTGTGGGCTGAAGGCGAACCCGTGCGCGACGTACTGCCTGTGGATATAGAACCCACGACTCTGGTCGTCGTGCAGGAAGATGCGCTTCGCCCCGTTGCTGAGATGCGGAGGGGTGAACTGCGCGACGAGCGGGAACGCGTCCACGATCGGGCACAGCCGCCACTTCATTGAGTAATCGACCTGCGCCTGCTCGTAAAAGGTCTTCGTGAAATCCTGCGCGATGCCCCGACCGGCGTAGATGCCGAGCCTGATCTGCCGCCAGCGATCGACGCCGGCGCTCCGCATTGCGGCGCTGAAGGTCGCGTCGCTTGGGGAGCCCCAGCCTTCACCGTGAATTTGTTCTACGGGGAACACCGTCACCCGCGGGTGGTTCGCGAAGATCGATCTGAACGTTGGGGCGTATTGCGGGTAACACGGGAACGCAAGTTCTTCACACCGCGCGAGGAGCGCGACAGCGAGACCGCTCTGCACGATGCCGTCGCCAAGCCCGAGGTGCGTCACGAGCGTGTAGCGCGACTCGTTTACTTGTCCTGTTCCAGCAGCTCGTTCAACGTCGTGCACCACTCGATAACCTGCGACAGCGGGAGGTCGAGCCAGTGGTCGATGCCAGGGGCGAAGTGTCCCAACGTTAGAAAGATCTTTTGCCATTGCCGCGCCGGATCATGATCGGTTCCTACTCCGTCGCTTGAGCTGATATCTCCGAAAATTGAAAAGGGGCCGCCTGCAGGAACATCTTGCTCAGGTCTTTATACGGAATCTTGTAGAGATCCTCTGGCGTGATCTTGTTCAGCTTCGCGATCACGAGCGACAGGTACGACTCGCTCGTGTACTTCTGCCACGGGGTCGTCTGTCGCGAGACTTCCTCCGGGTGCTTGCGCCTGTAGGTCGCGTCGAGCTTGAAAAAGTCGCGTCCGCTGAAGTCGCCGAGATCAGGGTCGAGCGTCAGATATTTAATCTCGCGCCCGTCGACCTCGATCGGCTTTCTCAGATAGAAATAGCGCGGATCGTTCTCGTTCTCTGGCTTGACGATCTGCAGCGTGACATCGACGACGTCAGCTTTATTGCCCTCGGTAGGTAGCGGTTCCATACCGAAGAAATACTTCGCGAATTACGTGTTCGCCCGCGTGATCGAGTTCAGGTCGACCCCATCAATGATGCATACATTGCCGCCCTGGTCTATTTCCCAGTATTTGATGCCGCCCCACAAGAGGGCAAGGTACGTGCAGTCAAAGCCAACCACGATGCCGCCTTTCGCGCTTGTCTCGCGCTTACCGAGATTGAAGCCTTGCGTCCAGACCATCGCGATGATCTCCTCGGGCTCTTCGCTGACGATCCCGCTCGACGTGTCCGCCCCGTAGATGCTGCTCAAGCAGCGGATGCGCTGCCCACCACCTTTGAACAGCGCAAGCGCGTACGGGTTCGTCGTGTGAAAAGTGATCTGCATCTCCATCGGCTGCGGGTTGCCCTCGATGCCGAGGTTCGACTCGCCGGCCCAGCCAGCGCCTCTGACGGTGTCTTTAACCCACTGCAGGTGCGGGAGCGTGATGTCGCTGACAGCAACCTCGACCCCGTTCGGCCCATAGACGTTGAAGTTTTTGACGCTGTAAGGATAGAGTGGCATATCAAGAAATACTCGGGATCGTTATCTGCGAGACCCACGCGCTGAGACCGTTGACGTCGTACGACTGCTCGATGATCAGCGTCCTGATCGGGGTTGGCGGCGTCCAGAGAATCGTGTAGGTGTAGCGCCCAGCCTCGATGTCAGTGATCAGGTTCTTGCTCGGGTCGAACATCACGCGCGCAGTGTTCGCGGCCTGGATCGCAACAAGATGGTTACAATACTGCTGGATCGTCTCACCGATGAGCGCCAAGTAGCGCTGGTTGCCCGGCTCGTCGATGAATTGCTTCAGCGTCAGCGATAGCGTGTTGCCGAGAAAGTTGAACATGAAACGCTCGCAGGTCCACATCTGCGGTATCTGCGTCGAGAGCGGATAGTCTGTCGTGTAGTCGCCTAAGAGCGTCCAGCCCGTGTCATTGACTGCAGTGACGACGCCCATGTTCTCAATCGAGGTCGCAGTGCCGAGGTCCATCCTGACAGGCGTACCATCAGACAAGCAGATGCCTGTGATGCCGATGTTGTGCTTGTTGCTAGGCACCGCATACGGCACGTTGCCGAACTGACTGCAGGTGACATTCTGCCCGACTGCGTACACGACTGAAAAGTCGTAAATCTTCGAGCCCAATTGCACATTCGGCCAGCCGGCGATCGCGAACGCGCTGACGAAGTTCTGCGAGTTCTTCCACCCGAAGATACCCGTCCAGTTCCTGACCGCGACGGTGTCGATGTCGCAGATAAACACAGCTCGAAATTGCGAGTTGCTGATCGACTGCACCTGCGCGTTTGCCGCAGAGAAGACGAGCGGGTCTGATCCGTAGCCAGGAGTGACGACCTGCGCGGGCACGATCTCGGTGTCGGTGTAGCAGTGCTGTATGTTCTCGAGCCCGAGGAAATTGCCGTTCGAATCGACCCCGCCGATGATCGTCGAGCTGCTGATATTCGCGAGGTTCGGCTTGTTGTACGTGACGGTGAAGCTCGCCTCTAACGCGGCAGCTGAGCTGCTGAAGATCTGGATCGTCCCGGTCTGCAGTGTGTCGTCGTTGTAGTAGAACTCGTAGTCAGCCCCGATGACGTACGTCTTGCCGCTTGCGCCTTTGAGCACGAGCGACGCAAGGATCACTTCGCTCGGGGTTGTCAGCTCAAGCTGCGCATTGGGCACCTGATTCGTGAAGGTAACGATGGTCGACATCGTGTATGGGTTATACACGTTACAGATGACGATCGGGCTCGCGTTGTTTTCAACGAACGCGTAGTCGTACAATTGACACAACGGGTAGCCACTGCCCTTCGCCCAGTTGCTTGAGTAGCCGATCTGGGTTTCCCAGTCGGCGGCGCTGTCGCAGCGCACGTTGACGTTGACGACGCTCAGATAACCGCTCGGCGACCACGTGAAGCCAGGCACGCTTCCGACTGGCGCGGCGCCAACTGCGTAGATGCTCGCTGCGTTCGCTTCGACGACAGGCACGACCGTATCGAGCAGGTCTTTCGCGATCACGCCTCTTGGGTTTTGTGCGCTCATATTTATCTATGTCGACGAAGTGGTGGATGGACTAACGTTTTACGCTTCGGGGCTTGTCGCGCGACCTTCGCCTGCTCGAAGAGGTTCGAGCCCGGGGCTGGGCGTTTCGCGAACGTTTCAAGCAGCTGAAATCTGTTTGCGAAACTCGGGTCTGCATCCATTGCTTTCTTGATCTGCTCTGGGATCTCGGCCCAGCTCGGGAAGCAGCGCACAGGCGGCAAGTTCAGATCCAGCCTTTGCGGCCCGTAATAGATAACGTTGTCGCTCATCAAATGAGACTTACTTTTTAGCGGTTCGGCGTCTCGTCGGGCGACTCAGGCGGCAGCGTGACATCCTGCCAGCCCTCTTGTCCGCCTTCGATACCGACCTGCGGCTGCTGCGCCTCGACCCCGAGCGACGAGAGCGGAAATGCCGGGCTTGCGCTGCGCAGGTGAAACTGCATCGACAACCCGCCGACGTAGTACGGGAAGAAATCCTTGAAGCTGTCGACAACCTCCTGAAAGTGGATCGGGTCGTCCGTCAGCACGAAATTCCCTACCTTCACGTAGTAAAGCAGGTTCTGGCAGATGTTCGTCATCAGGTTCGAGACGTCCATATAACCTTGGCGGTTCACGTCGTCGTCCCACGTCATGATCATGATGTTCACTTCGCACTTGCCACTTGCGCGCAGGTAGAAGCCCTGCGTCGCGCGCACCGCGATCACCGGGGCCTTGTCCTGCTCAGGCGCTTCGGGGCCAGCGTAGTACGACGGCACGAATCCTTGCACGACAGTGATCGGGACGCCGATCGCCCCACGGTCGATCGGGCTCTTCAATCGATAGTCGCTCACCCACTCGCTGATCTCCTCAACGAGACAGCGTTCGAGATCCAGCGGCGTCGACCAGAAGCCTGCGTTGCTCACACGTGTTTGCTCCTTTCGTACTTCGCCTTGTTGCCCGCGAGGGCCTGGGCGAGCCAGAACTGCAGGCGCTTGCCCAGCTGCTCGCTGACATAAGCCTTGATCGCCGGCAGCACCTCCTTGTCTTCGCGCGCCATGTTCGCGATCGACAGCCCGGTGATCGAGCGCACGGGGTAGCGCGGCGCGTCAGGCATGCGTTTGAAGATCCCGAAGCCGTACTGCATCGCGGCCCCGAAAGCCTGGCTGATCGTCGAGCGCTGTCCGCGGATCTCCATGATGTCGACCCCGACAGTCGTCTGCGTCGGTAGGAACTGCTTGACTGGGAAGCGCGTGCCTTGAAACCTGATCAGCGCGTATTGACGCGAGTTGTTGACCGTCGTCGCCTTGATCCCTTTCTGGATCGGCCCCTGCGTGTCGAAGTAGTAGCGCTGAAAAATGACGCGCGTCGCCTCCGCCTTGCCGCTCTTCGCGACATCGTTCAGCGTGCGCGTCAGCGCGAAGTCCGCGACCTCTTTCGGGAACGCCTCAAGGCGCTTGATCGCGTTCTGCAGGTCTGGCAGTTCTATTTGTACCATCGTAATAGCCGAGGGTCGTGTGGGCGATCCTGCAGACGTTGCGCCGCAGCGCGCGCCACTCCTCGATGAGCTGCACGACGCCAGGGTGCGACTCTGCTACATCATGCCAGAGAAATACTCCGTTGCCCTTGCATAGCTGGTAGCATTCAGCGCTGTCGTGCTTGACCGCCTCGTACGAGTGGCTGCCGTCAATGAAGAAGAAGCTTGGCTCGCCCGCGTTCGCGAAGTGCCAGTGCATCGTGTCTGCGAAGTGCTGCACGATGCGACCATTGTTTGTGCGGCGCACGAGATGCCCGCCCTGTGGGCGGCGGTTGATCAGGTGAAAGTCCGTCAGATAGCCTTTCCACGCGATGTTATACATCGGCGGCAGGTCGACCGTGTGGATCGTCGCGTCGCTGACGTGCGCCATGCGGCAGGTCGTGTGTCCGAAGTAGGTTCCTATTTCTAAGACTTCCTTCGGTCGCTTCTCAAGCAGCACTGCGAGCAGCACACGGCACTGATCGTTCGGCAGAGCTCCGTCCTCATACGGTATGTCGAGCAAGTCGATCTGCGCCGGGTCGATTTTCGTGATCTCTGCGAGTTGGATCTCTGGGATCATCGCGACCTGAACACCTGCAGGTCGAGAATGTACAGCCCGTTCTCAAGCTCTGCCTTGTCGATCCTGTACTGCACGCTGTCGACGTCGACATACGCGTTCGCGGCGATGCGCGCCTGCAGTGGTACGTCGCTCTCGTGAAAGACGCACGTCACCTGATTATTCTGCAGCACGTAATTCGTGCCGTGAGAATGCGTACGAACGATCAGGTTCTCGTTGCTGACGTTCCACAAGCAATTGAGCGAAATGATGATCTTGCCGCTCCCTGCAGCGTTTGGGGGCGTGCCTGTGCCGTCGCTGAAAGCGAACTGCTTGACTGAACCGTCGAGCGAGAGCGCAAGATCGAGCGCTGCGCCCGGCGAACTGAAATTGTCGTCGACCTCGGTCATCGCTCAGCGACCTTGTCCTTGAAACGGTCCTTTGCGAGAACTTCGAGCAGCTTCTTTGACCGCTTCTTATTGCGCTTGCGCTTAGTTAGAAATGCCTGAATTTGTGCTATACACGAAGGCTGAGGCATAGCGGTACTTGATGTCGACAAACATGTTGGTGATCACGCGGACTTCAGCCTGTGCCGCGAGCGAATAGATGTCAACGACGATGTCGAGACCAGCCCACTGCCCGATCATCAGCTCATTCCATTTACCGAAAACGACCTTGTTGCCCGGCACCTGGTTCGTTGGGATCGCGCGGTAGCCGTTGACGGTGTTGTCGGGTTCCCAGTAGAACGCTGGGTAAAATTGATTCGTGGCGCGCGGGTCAGCTTTCGCGTAGCTTTTCCAGCCAGCCTTGACCCCAGGGGTCGTGATGTAGCACGCGCTGTCGTCGAGCACGAGGTTACCGGCTTCGACGTTGCCTTCGAAAGCGATGATGTTCGACCACGTCGGGTAGCCAGATGGGAACGTGATTGACGGGGCGGTCTTCGAGTACGCGTACGCTGGACCTGCGGTTCCGGGCGCGTTCGCTGGCGTGTTCAGAATCCCAGTCGGCTGGTTCGTCCCAGTGCCGCTGAGCGCTGCGGCGTCGATCGCGATCTGAATGACCTGTATCATGTCGTCGCGCACGACGTTGTCGATGTCGAGGCTCGACTGCGCAAGCAGTTGCTTCGAGTAGTTACACCAGCCACCGACCCGGTTCGGGGTCAGCGTGACGGCGTCCATCGCGAGATCGCTCTCGGTGACGGCGGCAATTTCAGTGTTCCAGGAGATTGTCGACGGGGCGTACTGTCTCGGCATCTGCAGGTTGCCCTGCAGACCGCTGATATAGCGCGCTCCAGCCTGCAAGACTGCTGTCCTGTTACGCAGCATCGGGATCAGGCTCGGCTCGACCGTTGTCTGCACGGTGTAGCCAGCGCCGCCCGTACCGGCAGGGGGAGGAGTTGCGGTCAAATCACGCGTTAAGAACCAGTCGGGCATGAAAAAGCCTGTCGGCTGCTGATTGTGCATGCGCGCAATCTCAGCGCTGACCTCGGCCTCATAACCGTCGAAACGGCCCTCGCCGTTCAGCGCCTTCATCTTTGCCCTGATCGCGCGGTGGATCGAGTAGCGGTTACGCTCGCGCGCTGACTGCCCGAGGTTCGGGTCCGCGATCGTTACGACAGGCACCGTCTTTGGCAGTTTTTCGCGCAGCAGCCACGTCTGGAAATCCTGCACGCTCTTGCCGTCGCGTACGAAAGCATGCGCGTCCTCGATGCATTGGAATTGCGCACCGAAAGCTTGAATCTCGCGGATGCGCCCGATCTCCCGCTCGCGGATCTGGCTGATGTCCTCCTGTCTGACTTCGACAGCAGCGACAGCGCCGCCGTACTGCGCCAGATTGCCAGCAGCAGGAGTAATAGGATTTGGCGCGACCATGCCAGTCGTGCTTGCGTAGGTTTTATCAGCCATAATTGTAATGTCTCTGTGAAGATTTACTTCCGCATTTGTCTGTATCTCGTCGTCGCGCGGCTCGATCATGCGCACGCTGTACAAGCGTGGTTCTGCGCGCCCGATACCGACTGTCGGATCTGCCGGCACACTGACAAGACTTATCTCGATCGGTTCCCAGCGCGTGACTTCGTATAGATCCTCGTCGTCACCGTTGTCGTCCGAATCATCGGGATCATCGTCGTTGTCTGGGTCGAAGTCGTCGGGATCGTCGTCTGTATCAAAACGCTGCACGTCTGGGTCGTTAATGACATTTGCTCCTCGCTTTCTAATGCACCGCATCACTTGGGGGACGTAGCCGACGCTGACGCTTGTCTTGATGCCCGCCTTGATGTCAGCCATCACGTCGTCGCGGTTCGGGCTGATCTCAGCGACCGCCATGCCCTTGCCGTTCTCGACAGAGTACGTGCGGATGATCCCGATCTGCCGATTCCAATCGTGATTCTCAAGCAGCGGGACAACCCCTTTCTCAAGCCGCCCGACATCGATCGCGCCCATGTCGTGTGAGAGCACTTCCTTGAAACGCATCCCGCCTGCCATGCGTCGCACGGGCGTCCTGCTCGAAAAGCTTAGCGAGATGAGTCGCTTATCTGTATCGATCGCCCCGCTCGCAATGCGCGCGCTGCGGTACATCGCCGGCATGTCGAGCGACTTCTTACTGTCGCGCCACGTGCTCAGGCAGATCGCGACATTCTGCTCGTTCGTGCGGTCCTTATTCTTACTGACCTCGGTCATGCAGCGCGACATGTAGTCGCTCTGTGATTCGCCTTTCTGCGGTTTCGGAACTGGCATCTCTCTTTAGACTTACTTCTTCGGCTTCTTCGGTGTCGTCGCTGCGGGCGCGGCCGCCGGGGCCGCTGCCGCAGGTTCACTCTCCTTCTCCTGCTCCTCAGGCTGCGGCAGCAGCGAGTCGTCGACGCTCGGGACCGCCATCTGCGGGTTGCGGTTCATCGGGTTACTGAACGTCAAGCCTTTCTCGGCCTCGAGATCCTTGTCCTGCGCCAGCTCGTCGAGGAACTTCTCGTAATCGATGCCCTGCTTGCGCAGCTCGCGCCTGCGCGAGGTCAGCCCGCCGTCAATCCCGTTCAGCGCTGATTGCACCTCTTTCGTCGGGTCGACGTACTCGAAACCGCGTGGCGACCACTCGACGTTGCGCACGATCTGGTCGACCTGCGAGATCGAGGCGTTCGCGATCTTGTTGCTCAATATCGCGTACGGCAGCCACGCATTAAAGATGCGCTGCAGCACATGGTCTGCGTAGAACTTCTGCAGCTCGCGCCACCACTCGTTCTCGATGTCCTTCGCCGCGCGCGCGCTGCTGTAGTTGTAGCTTTCGAAGTCGCTCGCGAGCGAGTTGTAGACGATACCGAGACCCGCCGCGATCTTGCGCAGGTGCTGCTTGCGGAACTCCTGATACGACGCGCCCGGCACCTGCGGGTCAAAGAACTTCAGCGTCTTGCCGAACGGCATCTCCTCGATGATCCCGGCCTGCAGCTCACTGATCGTCTCGCCTGTCGGGGCGGTGCCCTGCCCCTCGTACGGCTGCGCGCCCTGCTGCGTCTCGATGACCCCCATCTTGCTCGCGAAACATCTCTGCGCGACAAGCGTGTACTGCTCGAACTGGTCGAGCGTGCGCAGGTCGAGCGCGTTCGCCGCGAACCACGACATCCCGCGCACCTGCGTCAGGCGCTCAGGCATGTAGACGTGGATGATGTCCTTCGCGACGACCCGCCTGCGCGGTGCCTGCTGGTTCTGCGCGAACATGTCCGTCTGCGGGTAGTCGATCATGTGATACGCGACGGGCTTCCCGAACGGGTTGACCTCGACGCCCATCGTGACGCGGTTGTCCCCAAGCTGCGCGTTGTAAAAGATATCGAGAAAGTCGCACTCGATCAGCTGCACGGCGAAGTTGAACGGGTTCGCGGCGCTCGGCCCGTGCACGAGCTGGATGATCACCTCGCCGTCGACCGCGAGGCGCTGCAGCACCTGCTTGTCTATTTCGAGGCCCGTGAACTGCTGCCGGACCTCGTAGTTGTCGAGCCGCCTGAATTCTTCCCACCCGTCGCCAACCCCCTGGTTCAGCTTTACGTTGAGATTCGGCCCCTTCAGGTTCGGCACCTTCGCGTCGAGCTTGATCCCGTGGAAGCCGAGCACGTTCGCCTTCAGCTCGCGCAGGAAACTCTTGACGTGCGGGTTGTTGCGCTCAAGGTCGCGCACCCGCGCCTTGACGACCCTGTGCGCGTGAAAGATCTCGTAGTTCCCCGTGGTCAGCCACGCGCTCCAGTCCGCCTGCGTGTTGCTCGGCATCGCTGCGTCGTAGATGCGCGTTGTCAGCTTAGGAAGCTGCACCGAGCTGATCACGCGATCAGGACGACGGCGAGGTGTCGGGTCGAAGGAGTGTTTGAGCCAAGTCCAGAATCGATTAGGGGCCGCCATACGGATAGTAAGGATACGATGGGTACGGGCCTCCCCACGGGTTTTTAAAGACAGGTATGATGATGCGATGGCGCGAGTTGCCTGCGAGCGCTGCAGCTTCTGCCTGTGCGCGCATCGCAATGTCATTGCGGATCGCCCACAGATCCTTGATCTGCCAAAGCTCGTATTCCTTGCCTGCGAACATCACGCGCTGCGTGCGCGAGCTGAGCAGTTGCTGAATCAGCGCATCGACGAGCGTGAGGTCTTGCTGCAGCACTGTCTGAGTAGGCACGATCGCGCCTTCCTGCGTGATGTCAGGCAGCGCCTGTATCATGCCCTCCTGCGTCGTGTAGCGCTCGGGCGCGCGGCTCATCATGATCGTGTACGCAAGCGTCCCTGCAGGCATCGTCGCCGTCTCAGCGCTCGTGAACAGCCAGTAGAAAACAGTGTTTGTCAGCGTCGCGTCCTGCGCGAGGCGCGCGGCTCCACTAGCAAACGTCATCGTTGCCGTCCACGAACCGTCGTTGTAGTCGCCCGCGCTGAGATCAAACGCCCACGAGTCGCCGATGTTCAGGTTCGACGGCATTACGACAGTCGGCTGAATGTAGGAAAATGACTGTCCGTTGCTCATAAATCGCTCAGAATCGCGTCCTCATCGTTAGAAATACTCGCATCAAAGAGCAGAACGGCGTCAGGATCGCCGTGCAGCACGAGATCGATGTTTCTGCGCGAGACGCTTGGGTTGCGGTCGCGCCTGTGGCTGTTCGCCTTGCCGGCCGGGTCGACGATCAGCAGCAGCAGGTATGGTGCGAGGTTCTTCATCAGATAGAAAAACTTCGTGAATTCGTCCGAGTTCATCAGCGAGCGGTGATCGATCATCCACGCACAGCGGCTGCCAAACAATCGCGACGCGATGATCCTTGTCGGCTTGCGCAGCTCATCATACAGCGCTCTGCGCACCTCAAGGGCGCTCAGATCGTGCAACTCGCGCGCTCGCGGATGACTGAGCTGATAAACCCCCATCGCGGCGTCAGCGCAGACGTGCCGCTTAGAGGAGAAGCCGCCTTGAAGGAAGCTTAGAACATACCAACGCTGCGCGTCGATCTCTTTCGCGTCGGTGAGCGACGTCCTGCAGCGCGACCTGACCTTGAACACAAGGTCGTCGTTTGCGCTCGTGTCGTCGTTCTGAGCGCTCAGCGTGTTCTCAAGCTCAGCGCTCAGCTCGCCGTAGCGCGCCCAGTTGCGGCGCTGGTTGCTGACGCTCGTGCGCAGACTGCTGTCGATGA